CGGGAGTAGCGGGAGTAGCGGGAGTAGCGGGAGTAGCGGGAGTAGCGGGAGTAGCGGGAGTAGCGGGAGTAGCGGGAGTAGCCTGAAGCACAGCCTGCTGTTTGATGATAAAAGCCAAGTTGTTGATAGCATCGGTTAGGGTTTCGATTTGTGATTCAAGTGACATGATCTGGTTCCTTAGTTAGACTGGTTGATAAACTTGTTGATCCACTCTTTAATTACAGCGCTTACACCTCCAAGCGGCTTGACCTTTTCGACAAACTGCCTGTGAGTCTCGGCATCCACTCTGGCGTGGATAAACTTGTCTTGCTTGATTTCTTTAATCTGACCCATTCCGATCTCCTGTTTGTTGATGACATGGGTTGCATTGTGCCACCACATGTGCTACGCTGTCAAGCATGTTTCTTCAAAAAACTTAACAAGGACACACAATGAACCTTGCTCATCAGGTCCATGCTCACCCTGCAGGCGCAGACCTCTACATTCGCCACGGCTGGGCCGTTGTACCGATTCCTGCAGGCACCAAAGGTCCCAAGATGGCCGGATGGAACCGCAGAGAAAACGCACTCAAGAGTCAAGCAGATGTGCCGGTAGGTCACGGTATCGGGCTGGCTCACGCATACAGCGGCACCTGCGCACTCGACATTGACAACTGGGACACGGCAGCGTTCATGCTGGGTCTTCAAGGAGTAAACATCAGAGCCCTCTACGATGCCCCAGACGCCGTGATAATCGACTCGGGTAGGCCAGGTAGGGGTAAGTTGCTTTACGCGCTCCCAGAGCCCCTTAGAACAAAAAAGATAACCACCAATGGTGAGACGACGTATGAGCTGCGCTGCGCTACAGCAAATGGGCTTACTGTGCAAGACGTTCTGCCGCCATCCATACACCCAGAAACAGGTCAACCGTATCGTTGGGCGGGTAAAGGCCACTGGTCACGGCTACCCACCATACCTACTGAACTACTGACTCATTGGAATCAGTTGCTTGAGGATGATGAGTCGACAAATGTCACCAGTGAAACTGGCACTATTGATCTCTCGTGGTCTGAAATACAGGGCGCCCTTTCGCACGTTGATCCAGGCTGCGACCGGCAGACATGGGTCAACATGGGAATGGCTCTGCACTGGGCAGGTACACAGTCGGGCAACCTCGATACAGCCTTTTCGATGTGGGTCGAATGGAGCATGCAGTGCGCTGATAAATTTCCAGGAAACCGTGAAATGTTGGCGCAATGGCGGTCTTTCAAATCCGACGGTGATCGGTGTATCAAAATTGGTACGCTCTTTGCCGCAGCTAAAGAGGCAGGTTACGTCAAGCCTCCAGTGGACGTTACCCACATGTTCTCGGAGGTAATTGAGCCAAAAAAGCCCCAAGGTGAGACCCGCACTCACCCGCTGGCGCGGTTTATCCCATTGGAAAAAGAAGCCAGACCAACCAAATGGGTCATCCGTGACGTTATCCAAGAAGGGTTTGTAATCATTGCGGGTTCCCCGGGAGTGGGGAAGACCACCAATCTGCTGCCGTTGCTGGCACACGTCGCCCACCTCGGCCCGGCTGACCATCCTATGCGTCCGCCCGGCAGGCGCAAGATCATCTGGATTACTGAAGATGCGGCGCAAGTGCAACGCATCATTCAGGGTATGGTACATGCTGGTTGGTTTACGATGGACGAAGCCGATGGATGGTTTAACGTCGTGAACGCAGCGCGCATGTCCGTCGATCAAGTTGCGCAAGTTGAGGAATATTACCGAGAGTACTCAAATGATGTGCAAGGGGCTGATGGCACAGTGACGCTGCGGCCCCTCATTGTAATTGACACATTTAACGCCGTTGTCGACTTGGGTGAAGAAAACTCCAACAGTGAAGCGAGTAGGGCAATTGCCACCCTGAAAACCGCCTTTGCTGGTTACCCCGTCGTGGTGCTGGCTCATACCTCCAAGGCACTTAAAGGGCGCGTAGAGGCTCGCGAAATGGCTATCCGTGGTGCCGGTGCGTTAGAGGCTGACGCTCATCAGGTTATGTTTCTTGTCGAGGACGCCGGGGACCGTTTTATGGTGTTCGGGAAGACTCGGTTTGAGCGACGTGAGCAAAAAGAGATTAGGTTCGAAGCTTACTTTAAGAGCATCGTGCTGCAGGGTGACTTCGGGCCTGAAGAGTCAGTACTGCGCTGGTCAGTGGCTGAGTTTGTATCTCCTGAAGAACGCATTAGGATTCGTCAAGAACAAATCAAACTGCTCGAGGAAGCCAAGCAAGCCGACAAAGAGGTTAGCGCAGCGCAGTTGCATGAACGCATCAAAACAACAATGCTGCAAACGATTCGAGAGTGGTGTGAATTGGGCGAGCCTATAAGTCGCAGCCAACTCTACAAAGAAATTAAGGGTAAAACTGAAAGTAAGCCGCCAATACTTGCAGAACTGATCCGACTCAATCATGTTGTGGAGTACGACGGGCAGGGCGGTAAAAAGCGTCTCTACGCGCTCAGCTCCAACGAGAGGTTCAACGCGGTTGTCAAAGGTAACATCATTGCCGCCACGGTTGAGGGCATTGATAAGCTGGACCCCCCGGAATGAAAAAAGCCCCGAAAGGGGCTTTGGTTGGTTACTTGTGGAACTTTTCTATTTACCGTGAACTTTGAGATACTGATGTAAGAACGTGCCGAACCCATCTACAAACTTTTCATCGTGGTCGCGCAACCCCATGCTGAACATGATAGCATGCACCAACTCATGGCAGAACGTCTGCTCTAGCACATCTCCCTTAATCTCTTCGCTCAAACGAATAAGGCCTTTGTCAAGTTGACAAAAGCCCATTGCCTCTATGGTTTGTCCATCCTTGACGACCCATGTCAGGCCGCCAAGTTGGAACTCTTTAGGTATTTTCATATCATCCTTTTGCGGTATTCAATAAACTCATCAGGCATCATGGCGTTCTTCCGCAAGTTGCACGTCGGACAAGCAATGCAGAGATTACCCACAGTGTGCGTACCACCCTTAGACAGCGGTACGATATGATCAACATGATAGCCGATTTCACAATCAACCTCACACCATTTACACTTTTTGACCTGCGCTTGTCGCCACTCTAGAATTGTTCGCGTACTGTCACCACTGCGCTCGGTCGCGCGGCGGCGTACTTTATACGCAGTCTTAATCTCTTTGATTAGTTCTTGATTCTCAGCAACGTATTTAGCTTTGATTATCTTTAACCTCTCTTCATTTCTGCGCCGATACTCACGGTCGTATTCTTTCTTTTGGGCTTTATTACTACCGATGTACTCTTTCTGTTTGGCGATGAACTCTGGCTTTTCCCGATCACGCTCGTAAGCTTTGCGTTTCCTTTCAGCTACCGATTCGGCATGCTTAACGCGCGACTTAGCGTTACTCGCCAGTATAGTTTCTTTGTTTCTCTCATAGTAAAGCCTGTTTTTCTCCCTGGCTTTTTCACGGTCGGCGTGATATTTTTGCTTCTTCGCTTCAGATTGGCACATCCTACACGAAGAGAAAAGACCGTCGGAGGCTCGGCGGTCTTTCTGAAAAGCATCGTGTGGTTTCTCAACACCGCATCGGCGGCAGCATTTCATTTCACATCATCCTCATCGGAAATCATTTCCGGTGTCACCGTAACAGTTGCCACCCTACCGCGCTTAACGTGGTACGTAGTAGCCGTAGCCTGGCGGCGTGACAGATAGGCATGGCGGGACGAGTGTGCATCCCTTGCGGCAAGCGTTGAGTGCTGTACAACGGTGATGCCCGAATACTCCTTGATGTCCTCGTGGTGCATGTGACCGGTGTGTATAAACCTGTGGGTCGTGTTTCCCCAAATCTTAGGGAACTGTGCGGCAAAGTAAAGCGGTAAGGCTTCTTTCTTTTTCAAGTGGCCGTGATGGAAAGCCAGCATAACTTCACCGTGCTGATGGATGTAGTAAGGCAACTCGGTACCTATCATGACAACGCGCGGTTCGTTCTCGTAGAGGGCCTTGAATAGGACTCGGAGCCAAATGCTGCTGCTAATGTCATGGTTACCCTCAGCCATCAGAACGTAGACTGTCTCATGACGCATCAGGGCACAGTCGATCATCCGGCGTAGGATGCGCAACGCGATTTCAACAACCTTGGAAAATCTACCATCTGAGTCAACGATATGCCCAGACGTTGGTGTGACCGGAACTATCCCATCGTAATGCATCCAATCACCAAGCTGTGCTATGACGCACGTTTTCGCATCAGGAGATGATGTAACCAACTGCTCAAAACAACCCGTGAGTACGCGTTCAGCAATTCCCAGATCCCAATCTTCCCCACCTTCTTTGTGCCACGCAAGCATCCCAACGTGGCAGTCAGTCATAACGTACAGGTTACACAGATCAGCCTTGGTGTGGGCTGGTTTCGGTAGAGGCGCTACGCGCGGCATATCAGCACACATTGCCTCAACTGCTAACTTCATTAGCTCCAACTGGCGCTCAGCATCCGCACTGGTTTTGACCCACTGACCCTTAACCTCGCCGTCCTTAATGTACTGGCTGACTCCTTTGATCCCGAACCCATCAGGTACGGCAGCCTTAGCGTAGTCGTGTGATGTGGGCTGCTTGCGTGCTGCCTTGATCTCCAGGGCTTGCAGCGATCTGCGTAGGGTGGTGTGGTCTATCCCTAGCGCTCTTGCTGCTGCACTGGCGTTGCCGTGGGTTTTGACGGCCTCGATAAACTCGAGCTGACGCACAGTGGCGTACTCAATCAAATGATTGTACATGGGTCACCTTTGGTTGGGTTCGGAGGATTGTAGCTTAGGTTACGGGTATAAGCTCGCTGCGGTGAAAGCTCAGCGTGATGCTGGCCTTGTCTTTCGGGGTGATCGTGACTAAGTATTTGTCGTTACCCTCGAAGCTAACGACCCAGCCAGTAGCGCCGTCAAAGCTGCCAGGTGTGTTGATCTTCACTTTGTCTTTAGGTTTGAACGTGACGTTGGAGTTGATGTAGTGACCAAAGAGATCATATTGCATGTTAGTGCCTTTGTGATTTAAGTGTGCGTGCTGTAATAAAACTCATGGCCTCACTGTTGAGTATCATGGATGTGGCGCCACTGGTAGATACGATTTCGATCGTGACATCGTCGGTGCCCTCAAGTTCGGTAATGACTAACATCGTATCCACATCATCGGCGTGCACGATAGCATATTGATTGTTATCATTCACTCTTTTGTTGCGTCGAGTCATATAATGTTCACCTGCTGTTGAGTCATAAGCCAGTTGATGTGCGCCTCCTCGGGGGATGCACCAACACCAACGCAATCTTCAGAGCGGCACTCGAAGAAGCCACCGCCAATCTCGCTGGTTGTTGTGCACATTTCAGATGTCCCCGTGCTTCATGGCTACGATGCACACGGCTTTGTTGGCGCCACCCTGCTCCTTAAACCCTTTGTTGAGCAGGTCCATTACAACTTCACAGTGCTGGGGTAATCGGAACGTTGCGATGGGTTCGGGAACTTTGGCGCCGCTGCCGCTAGTGAGGACGACGACGAGTATAAATTTGAACATGATGGCCCCTTAAAGTGTGTAACCATCTTCGCACAATTCATCAGTTTCAAACACGTGATTTTGCTCTAAAAAGCGGTCATATGCTGCATCAAACGCTTCTTCGAGGGCTGCTGCCACCTTGGTCATACCTTTGCGCTTAGCCAGCTTGTACAGCGCTTGGGTCATTACCATCACGTCCACCTCAGGATCGAGTCCGTCATCGGTATTGGTGATCGATGTAGCCGTCCACACAGCTTCGGGGCTGATGTACTCGGCAACAAGTTCTAGGCTGACGTTCATGTAGGGGTTGTTCATGTTAGGCTCCGGTTGTTAGTGAGTTCAATGTAGCACGGCTATCTTGCGAAGATCAAGTACAGGATTAACCAAACGTAGAGGAGCGTGCAGAACCACACGATATCGCTCCACAGATCGTTGAAGGCGCTAGATGTGGGTAGCTTACGTTCATCGCTGTAGATCATCGGCTGCGTGTCAGCAAACGACCAGACCCATTCCTCATCCATTGGCTCAGTCTCCGCCCATGCCTGCTCTAGCGCCAGTCTGTGTTGAACAAAGTCTTTCATGATGTTTGTTTCCCCAGTGATTCGAAATAAGCCATCGCCGCTTCGTCATACATCTCTTTGATTAGGCGCAGATCGTCAAGGCCGCCAAGGTAGTTCTCGTAAGCACGCACGTACTCTTTTTCTAGGTCGTTCATAAAATCCTCCATTTAAACTGAACTACAACAGCGCCATCAACGTGCTGTTTGGGCATGTCTGGTATGACACCCACGTTGACACCAAACCGCTTACCTTCATAGGTCAGCATCGGGATCGCTGCGAAGAATGCACCGCCATCCTTCTTGAGCGGGTAGCCGTCCAAAGCTCCGGCAGACACGCCAATCTTTACTGGTCCCAAGTGCAGTGGTTGGTACTGAACTGAAGCGTATCGGCTGCGCAGGTTGAGACTGTTCTTGTGGAAGCCAGCCATTACGCTGATGTCCTCGTTAGCGCGCCACTCGACGCCTACGCCAGCGTGGGTTTCATTAAACTGCTTGTTGCGATCGAAGTGGTAGGACACGCCACCTGTGTTGACCCACAGCTCGCTGGCCTTGCATGAGTTCTGTACCAAGATGGCAGCGAACAGTACGAACCATGTGAGCAGGACGGTGAGGACTTTGGCTGGTTTCATTTGGGTTCTCCAGGTTGGTTGGGTTGATGACTCTATTATCGACATCCCGTGCCACAACACAACTAGGGTAAACCCTTAAATCCCAACTACTTCCGTGGCGAAAGTCTCAGCATAGGACCAAACACTACGGAGTGTCGTGTCGTGTGTGATTTCGTACTCACCTGCGTGTTTGACCGACTGGTGGATCATCTCGATGGGGTCCGCGGGCTCTTCGGGCAAGTAATAAGTGTAGTTGGGATAGTCCCCCTTGATCTGCAGGTCGCCATTCTTGCGCATCTCCTGCAGGATGCACCCGAGTGTGCCTCGGTTGATCGAGTTGATGACCGGGTCCTCAAGGAGGTCCTTGGGTCGTGCGCCTGGGTTGCGTCCGATGTAGTCAATGATACGCTGACGTGACAGTACTGGTTTCATTTGAGTTCTCTTTAAACGAAGCTGTCAGCGTAAGTCCACAGGCTAGCGTAGCGTGTATCGCCTACCGCTACATCGTACTCACCGTGTGAGAGCCACACCTGCTTGATCTGTAGGATATTGGTGTTTCGTCCCGCAGCCTTATCGGCAGCCAGTAGTGCAACTCTCTTCTCGCGGTACTTTTTTACGACGGGGCACAACGCCACACCATTGACAGCGTCTTCGATCTTTTCGCCTGGATAATAGCCGTACTTCTTTAATGTTCCCGTGCGCACAATTTCGTTTGCGTCGAGCATTTTTTTCAGCGTCTTGCAAAGTGTATTGCTGCTCTCGGCTTTCACCCGTCCCTTCATGTCCACCACACCGCATCCCGGATTGGCCAGGATGTACTCGGCGCACTCTTGTCTGATTGTTTTCATTTTTTACTCCACGCTTCTAACAGCTTTTTGTGGACGGCATTGATTTCTAATACAGAATCCACCCGCATTACATTACTTCCTGGTCCTTTATTGGCTTGACCATCCCCGACACCAATCGTTATAGGGGCGGAGACTGTGCCAATTTGAAAATGTGAAGCGTAGAGGTCACATTGACCCTGCGGATCTTTGATGTAGATAATTTTGTTTAAATCAATCCACATTGATACATTGCTTGTTTTAATTCTATATGGTAGCATGTTATTTCCTTTTTATGTTACGGATGTTGTTTGAAGTGTCTAGATATATCTCCACTATTAAATGCACACACATTGCAGTTAACGCGAGAGAAGCAGCTATCACAAAGATCCCGATAGCTGCACCTATTATTAATAAAAACGCATCCATATTATTTCCTTGGTTTGATTTTGTAATAAACAATTACGCCTATAAGGCACAAGTTAACGCTGTAATTAGCCACAGCCTGCGTAATGCCCTTGTCAATTTGCAATGGTAAAGCTAGTAATGTACCTATTCCCCACAGCAATAACATACCACTTGATATGCCGTTACTGTGACCCTGCTTGTATGATGCCCAGGCTTGAGGTACTGCACATACTGCCAGCATTAGGTTACCTAACCAGCCTAGTGAGTCAATCATCTAAGTTTTCCGGATTGTTAAATATTTTACTGCGTTTAAGCATGGTCTCATAATCCCATCTCAATTCGTCAACGGCGTTATTCATCTTATCGATAATGGCATCAAACTCTTCACGCTTTGCGTACATCGCCTCTTCTGCCTCCAGATACGCGTTGTAAGCAGCCAACATCTCTTCACGTGTGCACTTAGTCATTTAATTTCTCCTTGTTGTTTTTCTTTTAAAATTCGTCTCCATCGGAAAAAGATTTACCCAGGTCATAAATCAAAATTAATGGAAAAAGTATTATTAAGACAATTGTTGAAACGATAACACCAATTCCTTTAATGAAATACAGCAATGCTTGTAAAATTTCTTCAGTTATAGTCATTTAATTTCTCCAGGTTGTGTCAATTAAAACGGTGCGTCTTCTACACCAAACAACAACTCAGCGGGTTTGACGCGCTCCTGCGTGTGGTTAGACCAGTCGCCAAACCCTGCCATCTTGAGTGCTTGATCGAGGGGTGGGAACGGCCAGATGGGTGTGCTGCTCATTTGGATAGCCCTAGGAAGCGTTTTAAGGCACCTAGGAGGCGCTGGAATCGTGTGGTGGCTACCCTGGTAGCTTGAGACCTGTGTCGTGCAGCCAAGAGCGATTTAGCGAGTTGTGTGTTGACGTCGCGTTCGAGTTGGTCGAACCAGTCGAGTTCGTTGTGGCGGTCTTTGGTCATGGTGGGCTTTCGGTTGATTGCGATGACTTCAATGTAGCACAACCAGGATCTTTGTCAAGCGTGTGTAGCACGTTTATTTCCCGATGTTGTGATCCGTGTCACGTTTCCCGTTACCCCAGAAAGAGGAAGGAAAGGAGGGGGGGCCAACAGCCCCCTCCCTTCTTTCTTTCTCTTATCTTTTAAGATAGGGGGAAAAGGAAATGGGAAATGCCTCTTTTTTAAGCAACTTTTAGGGAAACGGGAAATGACTTGAACACCCCTCGTTGACAATTTTTGTCACACATGATACAAACGCGACTGAGCCGGTGCACCCTCAAACGCACGATCTGATGTATCACAAGACGGGTTGCTACCGGCTCATCTAATTAAAGGGGTTGACATGGGCGTCGTGAACAAACTAAAGGAGCTGCTCGGTCCCCGTCTAATAGGTACAGGGACGGCAGAGAAGGCAGCTAAGGACCTGAGCGGCCGCGAGAAGCAGCTACGTGATCAGGAGGATGAGGTAATGGGTGTAAAACCCAAGAAGAGGTGATACATGAGTGAGTTTGAAAACAACAAACGTCCAGGACCACCGAAGGGAGTTACTAATAACCCTTCAGGTAGACCCGTCGGCATACCCAATAAGACCACGATGAAAGCTCGTGAGGCCATAGCATTATTCGTGGACGGAAACGCTCACAGACTCGTTGAGTGGCTTGATGAAGTGGCTGCCGGTGACCCTGAGAATAATGTGAAGCCTAACCCAGCCAAAGCCTTTGAGTTATTTCAGTCAGTCGTTGAGTACCATATTCCCAAACTCGCACGCACTGAGCTCACCGGCAAGGATGGTGAGAATCTATTCACATCAATCGAGATGGTAGTCGTCAAACCCAATGACCCAACATAATCCATTGCGCTTTGAGATACCCGACTGGTTTGTACCATTGGCGCAACCAGCACGATATAAGGGTGTCTATGGTGGTCGAGGCAGTGGTAAATCCCACGCCATGGCTCAATATATTGTGGCTCGGTGCGCACAAAAGAAAACTGATGTGGTGTGCATCCGTGAAATACAAAAATCACTGAACCAATCAGTCAAGAAGCTCATCGAGTCCAAGATTGAATCGATGGGCTTACAGTCATACTTTACGATCCAAGAGGCTAAGATAATATCGCGCCACGGTGGGCAGATGATATTCGCGGGTATGCAGAACCACACAGCCGACTCAATCAAGTCGCTCGAGGGCTTTGATATTGCCTGGGTCGAGGAAGCTCAGACGCTGAGCCAGAAGTCACTCGATCTCTTGCGTCCTACGATTCGCAAGCCCGGCTCAGAGCTCATGTTTACCTGGAACCCAGGCCTGGCCACTGATCCTATAGATATGTTGCTGCGTGGGGACAGCCCACCACCAAGCTCGATCATCGTCAAGGCCAACTATGCTGACAATCCTTGGATGCCCCAGGTGCTGCTGGATGAGCTGGAGTATGACAGGAAGCGCGACCCTGACAAATTTCGTCACATCTGGTTGGGTGAGTACATCAGCAACAGCAACGCTCGAGTGTTTCGCAACTGGAAGGTCGAGGAGTTCGAGCGGCCCGCAGGCACCGTGCATCGCCTTGGTGCTGACTGGGGCTTCAGCGTTGACCCGAGTTGCCTGGTGCGCTGCAGTATCGAGGGCAACCTACTGTATGTAGACTACGAAGCGTGGCAGGTGGGCTGTGAGATCGTCAACCTGCCCGAACTGTTCATGTCTGTGCCCGAGGCTGAGAAGTGGCCGATCACTGCTGACTCGGCGCGCCCCGAGACCATCAGCCACATGCAGAAGAACGGCTTCCCACGCATCCGCTCGGCCATCAAGGGCGCCAAGAGCTTGGAAGAGGGCGTGGAGTTCCTAAAGTCTTTTGACATCATCGTGCATCCACGCTGCAAGCACCTCATTGATGAGCTGACACTATATAGTTACAAGACAGATGATCTGACTGGTGATATATTACCGGTACTTGCAGATAAAGATAACCATGTCATCGATGCGCTGAGGTATGCGTTAGAGGGCGCACGTCGTGCAAAACCTGCACCTACTGGTGACCTGCACAAGACTAACAAGCACGTCCATCGCAGTGGTGGGCGCACATGGATGAGCATATGAAACCTAAGTACACGAACGAGGGTAGCAGCGTTGAGTTGGTGCCAGTGGATCTTGCCGAGGCACCAGGCGCCATGCAGATCTACAAGATGTGGGCTGACCCCGACAAGCGTGGTAAGGGCTACGCTAACCGTCTGGCTAAGGAAGTGTGCGCTGACGCTGACAGGACAGGCACAGTGCTGCTGAGCTTCCCGGCACCGTTTAGCGAGAGTCCGGACGGTGTACACACAGACGTACCAGGGATGGACATTGAGCGGCTAATTAAGTGGTACAAGGGTATGGGCTTTGTTGTGCTGCAAAACAGCCCGATACTGATGGCCCGCAGTCCTAAGTCAAAGACATTCGATCTACACGGCGTAAGCGGTACATGCAGCGAGGTTACGTATGGATGATGACATCGTTAAGACCAAGGATAAGATCGTAGAGACCGCCAGAGCGCGGTTTCAGCGCTTCAAAGATCTGAACGGTACGCTGCGTGAGCAGGCCGTCGAGGACACTCGTTTCGTGATGGGCGACAGTGACAATCAATGGCAGTGGCCTGAAGACATCTACCAGAATCGTGCATCCATAAGCGGTAAGCCCTGCCTGACAATAAACGTCACAGCGCAGCACTGTAACCAGGTAATTAACAATATTCGTCAGAATCGCCCATCGGCCAAGATCAGCCCAGTGGACGGCAAGGCCGACAAAAAGACAGCGCTCATCCTGGGCGGCATGCTGCGCTCAATCCAAGCCTACTCTAACGCCGACACAGCCCACGACATCGCTGCTGAGCATGCGGTGTACGGTGGCGAGGGGTTTTGGCGTGTCTTGACCGAGTATGAGTCTGACGACAGCTTCGACCAGGTGATCACCATCAAGCCACTGGTCAACCCACAGCTTGTGTGTATCGACCCAGACTGCATCGAGCCCGACCGCAGTGATGCCAAGTGGGGCATGATCTTTGAGGACCTGACCAAGGAGCAGTTCCGCGAGGACTATCCCGACATGGACTGTTCGAGCTGGGTCGAAGATCCCATGGGCTGGAACTCCAAGGACAAGGTACGCATCGCTGAGTATTACTACTGCGAAGTAGAGACTGACATGTTGTATCGCCTGCAGGACGGCACATCGGTGCGCAAGTCCGAGATGCCCGAAGGTGTCAAGGTTGACGGTGAGTACTTAGTCACAGCCGATGGCCTCATGGTGCCGATTGTGGCAAAACGCGGCACAAGGAAGAAGACATGGTACTGGTGTAAGCTTGTCGGTGACGAGCCCGAGCCGGTCGACAAGCGTGTGTGGCCAGGTCAGTACCTGCCCATCATCAGTGTCGTGGGTAAGGAGATCAACGTCAACGGGGAGATCGTGCGCAAAGGCATCGTGCGTGACCTGAAGGACTCAGCCCGCATGGTCAACTACAGCTACAGTGCAGCTGTAGAGACTGTGGCGCTACAAAACAAGGTGCCGTACATGGCATCAGCAGAGTCGATAGCTGGCTTCGAGGACATATGGGGCGCCGCCAACATCGAAAACCGTGCCTACCTACCGTACAACGAGCGGGATCAGGAGGGTAACCAGCTGTCAATGCCCCAGCGCCAGCCAGCAGCCACGATGGCCACGGCTCAGGTGCAGATGTTGCAGGTGAGCGTCGAGCAGATGCGCGCCTCGAGCGGCCAGTCAAGTGCGAACTTCGGCATCAAGTCAGAGGCTAGCAGCGGCGTGGGTATCCAGCGCCTCAAGGCTCAGGGTGAGATCGCCACGTTCCATTTTCCTGACAATCTGGCCCGTGCGTTGCAGTACGAAGCCAGGGTGATCCTGGACCTGATGCGCTCCATATATGACACCAAGCGAGTCGTGCGCATCCTTGGGTTAGACAGCAAAGAGTCCGCAGCCATTCTAGACCCCGAGCTACCACAAGCTTACGCTGAGGTGGAGGGTGCTGATGCTGACGTAGAGGCTGCGTTTAACCCGACGGTTGGACGCTACGATATTGTGATCGACACGGGCCCGAGCTACCACACGCAGCGTCAAGAGGCAGCCGAGGCGCTGACTGAACTGAGTAAAAACAACCCACAACTGATGCAGGTTGCAGGTGATATCGTCGTTAGGTCGTATGACTTCCCCATGGCCGATGAGCTGGCAGACCGGCTGGCCAAGACCATTCCCCCTGAGCTCAGAGAAGAGGACAAGAACGCTGAGATCCCACCCCAGGCGCAGCAGATGCTTGAGCAGATGGGGCAGCAGGTCGAAGCACTCAGCCAAGAGCTGCAGGGCACGATGGACGCCTTGGAGGAGAAAGACCAGGAAGTGGCCAACGAGAAACTCAGGGCTCAGCAAGCACAAGCCAAGGCGCTGTCGCTGCAGATCCAGCTCGAGCGCGACCAGGCTATCAAAGAGATCGAGGCTGCTCAGATGGGTGAGGACTCAGGCGCCGGGGCTGAGCTGGTCAAAGAGCAGGCTATCGACGAGCGTGAGCGCATGAAGATCGAGATGCAGCAGCAGACAGCGCTCAAAGTAGAGGCGATGAAGATCGCAGGTCAGATCGAAATTGCCAAGATCAACGCCATGGCAGCCCAGGCTACACAGGCTCAGCAAGGTGCCGAGGAGTCCGGTGAGTCAGAGGGTGGAGAGGACAAGGAAGAGTCTAATCCAATCATGGACCGGCTAATGATGATGCACGAAATGCTGTTAAATCAGATTTCTCAGCCGAAACAGTCTAAAATAACGGTAGTTAAGAACCCAGATGGATCGTTTTCTGGTCAACGTATAGAGGAATAATATGCCAAAGAGTACCGACGCGGCCAACCGCATTGTGAATCTGATGTACCGGGCTACGGCCTGGCCCACGGTTGCAGATAATGCCGCCTCAACCCCGCTGACCGACGTCGTCGTGGCGCTGCACACAGCCACGCTGACCGCTGCGACCAACTCGCAGGCCGAAAACGAGGTGGCGTACACTAACTACGCACGTCAAAACGTGGCTCGCTCCACGGGCTGGGCAGCCGCTTCGGGTGGTGCAACCAGCAACGCAGCCCTGCTGCAGTTCCCACAGTCCGGCGCCACTGGTGCAACGCTTGCCGCGGTATCGACCGGCACGACAATCTCAGGCGCCACACCTGTATGGCACTACGGCACGCTCAACAGCACTATCACCATCGGTGCCAGCGCGTCAATTACCCCTCAGTTTTTGGCTGGAGCTCTAGTAATCACGGAGTCCTAATGTTTAAAAAGTACCCATATCTGTACAACTGCGCCGAATGTGGCGCTAAGGTCAAAATTTCAACTACTGGGATAAAAAGAACATGCAAGCACAAGGACGCGGTGATCAATGCCCCTCGAAGGGTGATATTGACGGGGGACGGGACACTGAACAATCAGCCGATCGGTCTGAAGATATCTTGGTATCTGCGCAAGATACTGACACGCATCACAGGTCGGTGTATATAAACCTGGGTGCCGGTATTGTTGGCTCCGGTGGGTTGAGGTTATGACCATTAAGACCATCTCCGATATTGCTGCTGCTTACGAGAACGGCAGATATTGGAGTGGCCACATGTACAAGGTGTTCAACACTAACAGTAACGGCGGTCAGACATTAGACCTATCGTACACTGGCGGCGTTCCCTTGTTCAATTACTACGCTTCAGCACCACTTACTTCGGCAATACTGGAATCCAAAGACGGTATATTTCCAGGACCATCGGTCAACTCCGCTGGGTATACAAAATACCTACATCAGGCTCTACTTATGCCACCTAACAACCAGGATTTGTTGGGGATCGTGTTGTACGTACACGACATTGTGATGTACTACCCTTTCGTTGATGGTGACGGTGGATTCCAAGCTATGACAAATTCCATACCTATACCGAGATACAACGGCGTTGGTTGCAAGATCATGATCACTTCGCAAGGCGTCGGCGTTGCTGCCACCAACAACGTGTTCATAACGTACACAAATACCGAAGACGTGCAAAATACAATCAACGTAAGAATGGATGGCACCGCGGTAGCTGGGCGTTTGGCTATTTCCAACGATACGATTAGTGCAGCCACTACTGCAAATCTGCAAACCGCCTCTCAAAACCCTTATTACAATCTAGTACCCGGTGACGTAGGTATCAAACGGATTGACTCAATTGACATTCAATCGCCAATTGGCGGCATCTTTGCGGTGTCAATAGTTAAGCCGCTTTGTATTGTTAGCGCTCAAAACCAAACTGCCGCAACATTCGGCACTCTGGGTGCTCCGATAGAGGTAGACTACGCAAGAGATAGGTTAATGCTACCCGTGGTTCAAGACGGGGCAGTTATTCAGACTGCGTATCGCGGAAACTCTGCTCAAACCAGGAGCAGACATCTATTCACGACTTCGTTCATTTGGGGATAATCATGGGTTTTAATTCTATCGACGACTTGGTTTCTGAGATGTCAAACGGCAAGACATCCAGAACTGACTGGAACAAAGTGACATCGGGTACTGCTGCCCTCGTGGCGGGTACGTACAACGATCTGTCCCAGTTTGGCGGTACTCCTGTAGCCGCAGCCTATCCTGGTGCTGCCCTGGTTGCGCAAACCCCAATGGACCAGGGAGCGGGCACTACACCCAGCTTTGGACTGTGGCATGGCGGTAATGTATCGCCAGATACGAAGCATTTGATCAACATAGGTGCTTACGCCACTGCCGCCACTGCCGTTCCTGCCGTGCTGCACCTGATCGACATCGTAATGTACTACCCCGGTATACCGCTGAACTCCACAACTCAGCAGGTCATGATTAACTCAAACACGTTTACAGCATCCAGCTCTTCCGGGCTGCTGCTGACACACACCAACGACTTCGGGTCTACTGTATCTACCATCACCACCGTCAAGTTCACGACCACGACGACGCTGCCGACCGGTCTCAACACCACAGACACGTTCTATCTGGTGCGGCAAACCTCGACGACCTCCAAGGTATCAACATCGATCGCTAACGCCATCGCTGGTACATTCATAGCCTTTACCGACGCTGGTACGGGTACGCACACGCTGACAGTCACACCTAATCGTTATGCTGACGGAGCCAGTCTGCGTATGGCGCTGATCGCCACCAACACGACCACCACCAGCGTTTCTACACCCGTCCAAGACAACACTGCCACCACTGGTACCGAGTACATTAACCAAGCGGGTGCAACCAAGCAGTTTGGTGCAGCGGTTAACTTGACGGGTTTCGGGACCAATATCCCGCTGCAATCCAGAATCGTCCACTCGACCACAGCCGCTAACGGCTACGGCCCATCGTTGCCGCTGGCTGCTGGCGACACGGGGATACGGAGACTAAGAACTTATCGCTTGTCTACGGCCTACACCGGCGCATCGGTGGCTGCCGCCGTACTCTATCGCCCCATCGCAACGATCCCTATCGTAACCACCGCAGTGGCTGGTGAGCGCAATCTAGTCATGCAGCTCCCGTCGCTGCCACGAATCTATGACGGCGCATGCCTAAGCCACCTCGCACTGTGGGGTCAGAATGCCGCCACCAACTCGTCAATCATGGGCTACATCGACACGGCTTGGGGTTGATCTATGATGCTCTACAACGGCTCACTTGCTGCGGCGTCACCTTCAAACCTTTTGGGTTTGAACTGGAACAACTTCGTCCTTGATTCCGCAGTCATGAATCAAACCAATATAAGTGGGTTCAGCAAACTCAGCGCCTACCCTGATGGGTACTATCCACCCCAGAGCATGATCCCAGCCCGCTCGGCAGGGCGCATCAGGTCAAACTTTACTATTAACGGTGCGGCAACCGTATCTGGTGCGCTGCAGCAGGCTCGCGAGCTGCTGGCCACAACGGGCGTTGCGGGCTCAGGCGGGATTACCAATGCTGACCTCGGGCAGCTCATCCAACTCGTTGCCTCAATCGTCGCCTCTGGTGGCGTCACCAGCGCGCAAACAGACGCCATCGCCAACATACTAGCCAGCATATCGGGCAGCGGGGACATCACGGCAACCATAAGCGGCTTCGTCGATCTGGTCGCAGCGATAATGTCGACAGGCACGATCACGGCCAACAACACGTTCCTGGCCGATCTAGAAGCTGACATCACCAGCACGGGTGACGCACTGACCGCCCAGACTATCAGGGATGCCGTGTGGGCTGCGGTCCTTGAGTCGGGCTACAGCGCCTCTGATATCCTACGCCTCATCGCCGCCGCTACACAGGGCAGCGCCACTGGATTAGAGGACGGCTCACCAGTGTTCAAAAGCATGGATGGTACGATTGATAGGATCACGGCGACTTATTCAGCCGGTACGAGAACTGTAACGGATAGAGACGCGGGGTAAGCATGTCCACACAGGGCAAGTGGCGGGGTCAGGTCGATGGGGTCTGGTA